ACTGGATCAACCCGCCACCGAGCAGCCAGTACAAGCCGATCTCTTCAATGGCGTTACGCATAGAGAAGCGAAGTCCGTACAAAGTGCCAACAGACCAAGCGTTGGTGAGTAACTCAATCCCCTTGCCCAATTTGACGCGCCCGTTGCCGCGTAGTTCCTCAAACTCGCGCAGGTTGGGGAGGCGAACATTGTCAACGGCCTGCCCTACGTGCAGCGCATGCTGCACACCCTCAGCGTCAGCCGACAGACTGCGCGGAGGATTCACCTTTAGTCCCTCTTCGAACGTTGCGTCAAAATCGTCAAGGGCTGCCTGTATATCTTCTTCGGACAACACATCGTCAGCCGAGTCATCAAGTCGCGATACGCGCACCTTTGATGTGTCGAGCCAGATGTATACGTCGTGATCCTCAACCGCGTCCTTGCGGAGCAGCCCGCCCTTATGCTTGAGGACATCAAATCCGTTGTCCCGCATAACAAAATTGAGGTCGGCTAAAATGTCATTAACTTCGTAGCGTGCAAGTGGTTCAATTACGTCGTCAGACAAACTGCGCCGTGCGGCTCTAATGATGTCCAAGGTAGTTGCAGATGGGTCATCAAGGACAGAGAAAATCTTGGCATCGACATCAAGCGCGTCGTTAATGAAACTATCGCCTCGCATGATGCCATTAAAGAAGTCACGGATAAATTGCGGAGCAACTTCGGCAGCATCTAGGACAACCGGATCAGCATCACCCATCCACGAAACTGAGTACGTTGTCGGATCCGACCCGCCACCCTTCTTCGTGTATCCCGCCGACGCTGTCCTTGCGCCTGTTGTTGTGTAAAAACCCGCACCCACGAGGTTGCGTGTTTGATCCAGGCTTTCGACATCCGTGAGTTGGTCGTCGGGAAATCTTTGCGATGTTCCATGAAATAGGGCTGGGCCAGTCGGGAATGCTGGTTCCACGCCAGCGGAAAGCTGCTCACCTCGCTCAGCCTGTAGGCGGGCTTTTTCCGCTCTCGTATCTTTCTGGTGACCGGCGACCGCTGCGGCCCTTTCGGAGGGTCGCATTCGGACAGTTACGCCGTAAGCTTCACCATCCATCGTGCCCGTAACTAAGGATCGAGCTTCTGGTGTCAGGTCACGAACGAGGTGATCGCCCTCTTGGCGAGTAATCGTCAGTCCACGGCTAGCCGCCGCGCTACGAACGAGACCAGAGAGCAGTAGCCGACGCGTGCCGATATCACCGCGACGGAACGCGTCAGCGATTATTTCGGAAGTGCGTTTTGGCAGGAACTGACGGGCGTAACGGTAAACCTGTCGGGCATCCTTGGCACTCGTTAAACTGATGACAAGACCTGTCGCCAAAGATGAAAACTGGCGCGTAAACGAGTCGAACAAACCAGCGGCAGTACCGAACTTGTACTGGCGGTTGGCGTGACCAAAAGCCACGGCATTGTCACTTAGCGATTCAGCGAACAATCCCGGCTCGCCAGCATCCTTCAGATGCTCATCCACAATCTTGGCAGCCTTGGAGTACTTGCTCGTTGCAAGCGCGAACTGGTTAACTAACGCCATGCGTGCCGACCGGATCAACGACATGCGCGGGATCGTCACATCGCGCCGTTTCGTGGTGCTAGCGATACGACCGCTCACAGAGGTTAGGGAGGCTTGCTCTTTTTCCAACTGCTTCAGCTTGCGGGTGGACTCCTCAACTTCACGCAACTTCGCGAAAGCCTCAGCCTTATCGTCCATGAGCTGCGCGTCCATAGCGGCCTCTCGCAGGATCTCCCGATTCGCAGCCTCTACAGCGATGTTGTCGGCGATCTCACCGGCAGTAACGGTGTAAGCATCGTTGAGGTCATCGATGGTGCCGGCGATGGACTCGGGGGTGAAGTCTCCATCCGGCCCCCTAAAGGGGCTGGTGCGGATGTCTTCAATCAGGTCTTCGGGCATCTCGTCGTACTGACGGGTCATGCGGTTACGGATACCTGCAGCACGAGCCGCGTCACCGGCAGCCTCCGCAGCATCAAGATCATTTAAGTCGTTAGCTAATGCCTGCCAGTAGCGGTAGGTCGGTGTTGACACTTCAAGTCTGCCGAGGCGCATTTTGCGGATAACGTCGCTGGCTTTCGCCCCTGGCGCAAGACGCGAGATGGTGTACTTCATCACCTGAGCGACACGCAGAGCCTTTGAACCTATAAGCGTCGGATCAAGGACGAACGATGCCATCATCGCGTTGGCATTAAGGCCAACTTCGCGTGCCTTTGAGCCGCGCTCAGGATCAAAGGGGATGTCTTCGGCGGCACCACCCAGAACCATTCCCGTGCTTCCAAGGTGCGCGGAGTTGATCTGCCGCATCAACTCTTGCGAGTTTCCGTCTGCCTTCGCGTAAATCAAGTCTCGGAAGAACGGCATAGCCACATCGTTGCCGGCATACTTCTCAACCATTGTTGTGATGATGGGGTCGACAACACCTGTGACGGTGGCTTTATGTACGTCAAGCATGATCTGAACCTGCAGCGGCGAGTACTCACCAGAGTCTTTAATCTCCTGTATGTACTCCTGGTTGTATTGGCCTTGACGGGTGGCGTAGTACGCGTTGGGGCTAACGGCACCAGCAAAAAAATCAATTCCGCTCTTGAGACCGATGAAGTCATAGCCATCGGAATTGATATCCGTGTTGTATTGAGCAGCACGCAAGGCGTTCATAGCCGCGTCGTTGGCCCTAACAAACGGCTCCATCAATACACCCAAGGCTTGCACAGCCTTCTCCGCAGCCTTCTCAATTAGGTCTGGGTCAGAGAAAGCATTCGCAGCGGCAATCTCAATCTTCGCCGCTACGACTTCTGGCAACAAGGAAGCCAGCACCGGGTCAGCTTCCTGCAGCGTCAAGATCACGTTATTCGCGTCCGTCTGCAAGCCAGACTCATTCGCCGCTATGACCTTGTCGGCAGCATCATTCAACACACCAAAGTTGATTATCTGCGCCAGTTCCTCTGTGCTGATCTCAAGGCCGTCTTCTTGAAGCATCTCAAGCAGCATGTTGACGGACTTGTAGCCGTCGAAACCGTCAGGGATCTTGCGGCGCTTTTCTTCGTTGCGTAGCAACTGCTCAGCCTGCTGCATGAAGAAACTGCGGGGCTTCGGCTGAACGTAGGTCAGGCCTGAGCCGTCGGGGCTGAACGACGGAAGATCTGGGAGCGGCGCTACCTCAGGGGCGCGTTCACCCGCACGCTTCAGTTCGCGGTAGGTAGCAGCAACATCTAAGCGTCGTGATTCCTCGCGCATGCGAGACGCTTCGGGGCCGAAGTCGAACTCAGGCTGGAGATCAACTACTTGATCACCAAATCCCATGTTGTCTTCAGGGTCAACATCGGTGTTAGTCCTACGGCGATTAGGTGGCTCGCCTACAACGTAAGGAACGCTCACACGCCACGCCGGTACAGCACATCACTAATGGCCTGCAACGTCGGGTCACCTGTGCGCTGATACAAGCGTTGCACGGTGTTCGCCATCGATGCCATCCGTTGTGATTGTGCTGAAGCAGTAGGGGTGGGGCCGGGGCCAAAGTCGGCTCCCGCCGTGACCGGCTCACTCGGTCGCTGCGTCTTCGACATCAGGGGAGTGACGGGACGCATCGCCTGAGGGCGCGACCCTGTAGAGCGCGTCGGCTGGGTTGTCTTCGCGGCACTCATCGGTGCTGAACGCTGAATGTCTTGGAAGTCGCTGTTCTCGCCATACGCCATGCCCGTCATCTGGGCATTGACTTGCTGCGGCCCACCATCAGTACGGCGCGACAATGCGCCTGGGGGAGAGGCTGGTGCCGGCTGGCGCGGGGTGCGCTTACCACCGTGACCGTTAGCCATCTTCTTCCTCCGCTTCCAAAAACACGACTCGAGGGTCGATCAACTCTTTGTCTGGTGTAGGCCCGAGGTCGTCGTCATCGTCGTCGTCCTCAAGAAGGCCGTACTGGTACGCCTCTGCCATCGTGTTGGCGAACAAACCCTGCATGCGGCTGACCATGTCAGCTGCAACATCGGGTGACCACGAAACGCCCTCAGCGACGAGGGCGCATCGCAGTTCCCCGTAGCCAACATGGACATGTATGTCACGCATTGACGGACGCACTCTCATGCTGGCTCCTTTCTAGAATGGTTACTTGCTGCCTTTGGTGCCCGTACCACCGGGCGCACCGAACTTGACCTCGCCGGTCGGCTTGCTTGGCTGCTTCTTTTCCAAAGAGCCAGCAACAATCGGCTTGCCGTGTGTGCCTTTACCTGGCTGCGGCATGTTGTTCTCCCTTACCACTTGACGCGGTCAGCCCAGTAGGCCGCCGACATTTTTCCTTTTTTGATGTTCTTGGCATGGCGTGCCTTGAACGAAGCTTGACGTTTGGTGGGCTTCTTATCGCCCGTCACACCTTGCTGACCAAAGCGAATGGTCTTGATCTGGTCGCCTTTCTTGGCGACGACAACGTGCGACTTGGTGGGGTGCTTCGGTGTGCGCTTCGGCTTGTTGTAGCCAGAGACACCGGCACGCTCTAGACGGGGATCCTTCTTGACAGGCATTACTTCTTCTTGCCTGTGCGCTTCTTCGCTTTCCGCTTGCCCTCTAGAGCCGTTATTAAAGAATCGTTCTTCTTCAGAATGGCGACCTTCGCAGCGCGGTTCCTGGTTCGCTTCTGGTTGGGCGGCTCACCCTTCTTACCACCGCTACCGTCCTTGGTGTTCGCCATGCGCTCTGTCCTGCTCCTGTTGGGCGGTTGGCCTTTATTGGTGCCGTAACGTCTAGCCATTACTTCTTCTTCCTCTTCACGGCAGCGTTATCAACGAGATTGGGGTAAGGCCGACCAGCCTTCTTCGCTCGCGCTTTCGCTGCAGACTTTTGAGCAGGGGTCAGGGGTGTTGACTTCTTCTTGGGGTTCTTCTTGTCCCAGAACGCTTTCTTACGGGCGCGAGCCATTAGGGGGAGCCTCCGTTGTCTTGACATTCGGCATCACGGTCGAGTTCTCAGGGTGATTACCGTCGCCACCCATCTGATGCGTCTCATCCATCCAGCATCCGCACGAAATACACATTGCTTCTCCTAGACAGGTAGGCGGCGGCTAACGCCGGCGGTGAGGTTGGGGTTGCCGTCTGCGCCAAGATTCGCCATCAGCATCTGCAAGTCAGGGCGACCACCCGGAGCCATGCCGGCTTGACCCGCAGCTACGCCTCGCATGAGGCCGGCAGAGTTCAAGCCTTCAAGGTCAGCACCACCGGGGGGAGCCTCACCTGGGGCACCCGTCAAGGTTTCCTCACCTGGGGACTCAACCCCCGGTGATGCCGGTTGTTCTTGCGGCATAAAGGCCTCAGACACGATCTCTTCAATGGATCGGCCTCGCTGCCTGCCTAGAATTATTTGAGACAAGCGCCCCAGAACCTCGCCAGGATCTTGACCGTTCTGAGCTAGCACGGGTATTGCCTGTGCGTACCCGGCTACTGCCTGCTTCAGCGCGTCCCTCATCTCTTCGATGTCTACGCGCTGCTCTTCCTCGGTGGCGTTTAGAGCGAAAGGCATTTGTCGCCGCAAGAAGTCTCTACTGATGAGACGGTCACCGCGTGCTTGCAGTCCGAAGACCAGCGCACGGTTGGGATCCAGCCCAGCCATCAGGCCGTACTGGACATCTACGGTGTAGTCGCCCTTGATGTCCTTCTCAGGGCGGTACTTAATCTCATACGGAGTTCCGTCTGCGTTACCCCGCACAGTCTTGGACTCCGACCCGAACATCTTCTCGTCCACCATGAAGGCTTTCTGGACGAGGGACTGCAGGGTGCGGGAGAACATGGCCTGCCCGGTACGGATCTGCGTATCAAAGCCCGACATCAGGGCTTGCACGCCACGGCCCGTGACGACAGAGGAGTCGATGTTGCCGTTGCGTGCGTCGGGGTAACGCGCACCAGAGCGCAGTTCCTCATCAAGCAGACCCTGCTGCGCGAAAGCCTCGCGAGGAACATCAAGCGGGACGCGGCGAACCTGCTGCCCGTTGCCGGTACGGATAACGCTGTCGGGGCCGAGCGCCAGTTCCTGAGCGTCAGGTGGCAAAACGATGGGGGCTTGCACGGACTTCTGTGCAGCCTCAAGGCTCAACAGCGCGAAGCGTGCCTTGGCGACCTGCACGGCAAGGACATCATCGAACTGCCCGTGGGAATCGCTGTCCACGCCGGGACGCTGCGTCCACTCAACCATGCACTCACCGACAGGGTTGGGTGTCTTCTCAAGGATGATGCCGTCACGGGACGGCAGGAAGAGAATGTCTGCGTCCTTGTCGTGGTAGCGAACCACCTCAACCAGCTCGGTGCCGGTGCTTTGGCGAGCGATCAGGTTCTCGGCCTGCGGGTACATCGCGATCAACTCGTCGCGGGTCTTCATAAAGGAGAAGTACGCGGCGGTTACCTCGCCCCAGCGGTTGTACACCGGGTACGCGCCCACAGAATCCATGAAGGTGATGCGTGGCATGCGGTTCTCAAAGTCGATCTCCACCATTGCCGGCACGAAACCGTAGGTGAAGTACCGATCCGCAGCCTGATACATCTGCTTCTGGATGCTCGAGAAGTCCAGGTAGCCGTTGACGATGCGGGTGCGCTTCTCCGCGAACTCGCGTGCGCTATCAGACACCATCTTGGCGCTGGCACAGTTGAATGCGGGTAGGGGAGCGAGAACCTCAGCGAGGTCACGAGCCGCAACGTCCACCATGTTGGCGACGATGCCCCGATCAAAGGGGCCGTCAGGGAACAAGTCGGGGTACACATCACGCATACGCCCCTGCCGCACCGCGAGAACATCCTGCATCCGGTTATCTCGATCCGCGTACCTCGCGGTCATGCGGTCGTAGCCAGCCTTCAGCTCGCGGATCTGCATCTCGGACGGGGCAGCGTCCATGAATGGCAAGGCCATCGAATCGTTAATCAATGAAATCTCCTAGACACCAATCGGCTTCCATGCACCCGCTGCTTCAGCATCGAGCAGGTTCATGGTTGATTGCTGCTGCTTGTCCCACGGCGTAAGGAACGGGTTATTAACGTGGCTGCGCGTGTAATTCGACATCAACGTGACGCGGTCACGGCACGCAAGCTCTGCGAACCACAGGCTCATCACGATGTCGGTCTTCGCCGTTTTAGGTAGGGCCGGTGCCCAAGTGATCAGTTGCTCAATCATCGTCTTGATCGACTCCTGCCCGTGCGTACTCGGCAGTTCGATCAGGTGGTGCTTGTCTTCCCAGCCATTCCACAGCACCGTCATGGAGGCCACGCCGAAATCAGCGTCGTGCTTGTTCTGACCCGTGAAGTGCGGCCTAATGACCGAGCCGCGAGCGGCGCAGAAATCATTCAACTCACGGTCATGCACCAAGAAGCCCTGGAAACCGTTCTTCTCAATGCGCCACTCAGCGATGTTGAACCGGACAGTCCAGTCCTTGATCAAGTCCCGCATCTGCTCCGGTGTCATCGCGGCCTGGTTATGGACATCCAGCACGTACCGCTTCTGGGTCGCCGGATCCAAACCGATAACCGTCACAGCCGTGTGACCCGCCGTAGCCGGGTCAAGACCCGCCACCACGATCAAGCCATCCATGCCGTTAGGCCGGCAGTTCACCATGCCCTTCGGCATCACACCCGCCATGCGGTTGCCGTTGATGCTCGCCTTAATCGCGTCAGGGCTGAAGATCGAATCGTCGGCAACCTGCTGCTGCTGGTACACCATCGCCCACGCACGAGGGGACATGCGCTTGCGCTTCTTACTCAGGCGCGGCCCGTCCCACTTGGGGTACAAGCCGTCCTCACCGGGCTGCGAGTCCCGAACACCCGGCTCAGGCTGGTTCGAGCGAGGCCACAAGGTCTCCCAGTCAGCCGGATCATCAGCCGCCTGCAGCAAAGCTGGCATCGCCAGGTACGTCCACGGCGACTCCTCATCGGGGTACCGCTGCGGGTCACGCACCTCCGAGTACAAGTCCTTACTGGACAACCGCGTACCCACCACCAGCATCGAGCCGGTAGACGAGATACGAGAAATAACCTCCGACTGCAGCCAGTCGATCTGCTTCTCGTACTCGTGAGCGTTGGTCAAATCCACGCAGTCATCCATGACGATCAAGTCAGCACGGGCACCGTAGATGTGGCCCCGAACACCGATGGCCTGCACCGTCGGATCCTTCTCACCAGAGTCACGGGCAGCATCCGACAGGTAGATCATCGTCCGGTTCCACGCCTCAGAGTCCTTATCGAACCCACCCATCGGGGCGTACCGGGAGATCATCTCCGCGTACTTGGGGTGCGTCAGCCGGGTCTTGATGGCGTACAGCATTTTCTCAGCCATCGTCTGAGTCTTGGACACCAGCAGGATCCTGATATTCGGATCCATCGCAATCCGGTACGTGCAGTAGTTGATCGTTATCGACGTTGTCTTGGCATGCTCAGGGGGCATGTTCACGCAGATCAAGTCCCGCTCACCGGGCTGGAAAGTCATGCCGGGGTGAACCCACGACGGGTCACGGCCCTCAATCAGATCCACCACGTTCTGCATGTGCGGGAAGACCTGGGCCTCCAGATACCGCTCAGAGAACTCAGGGAACGTCAGCTGCTCGCCGGCAACCGGCGCAGCCATCGAGCGCATCGTGCGAATCCGCTCAACCGCCGCAACAAACTCCTTATCGTCACGCCGCCAACGCTCATACGTCGTGCGGCCACGATCAATAGCCGTCAACGCATCCGTCACACCC